GTCGAGTGGCTCATGGGGTGGCCCATCGGGTGGACAGACTTAAAGCAATCGGGAACGGACAGGTTCCAGCAGTGGTCCGACTCGCATTCCAAACCCTCTACCGCCGCCTAGTCGGCTGATGTCCAGGCGCACCCCTGGACCCAACCAAGAAAGGAACCCCATGGATGCCATGGCACCTATCCCTGATTCCGCCCTGCAACGCCTAGGCGGGGCGCTTACCGAACTCCTGGACGATGACCACTGGAACAACATCGAGAAGAACTATCTGCTTCCGGCGCTGGACGAACGCAAAGCCCTTCGCGCCCGTGTCGCCAAACTTGAGCAGGACCTCGGGAAAGCGAACGTACGGAGGCACGTCTACGCCGGGACGCTAATCGTCATCGCGGACGGCGAATCCAGGGAAAATCCTGGGACTCCAATCACCCTGCCTGAATGCGTGATCCTCGCCGGGGAAGCCGTCTACACCGACAAGTTTTTCAACTGAAATCCTGTCCAGCCTCACCACCTTCAAGGAACAACTTTGAGCTACACCAGCGTCATCCACCTCTGGCCCGGCGAACGCATCGAACACGGGGAGGAACTTCGTAATGCCTGGGGATCCGGCCCCGTGGTCTGGGACGCCTTGGCCCATCAGCACCTGGGGACTTCCGGCATGGAGAGGGACATGAAGCCCCTCTGGGCGCTCTACAAGCGCCTCGACATCCCGGAGCATCAGCGGGCCGTCCTGACGATGACCTTCGACCGCGCCTATGTGGTCAAGGCCGAATTTGCCAGGGCCGCCCAGGACATCCGGGCCTTCATCGCGGATTTTCCGACCGAGGGCAGGGTGAACCACTGGCCCCGGCTGGCTGAAATTTTCGAGGGCGACCCAGACGTTCCCGCCATCGGCCTCCACTGCACCAGCGTTTCCGAGAACCCCTTCCAGGGTGGGTGGAACGAGGAGAAGGAGGACTACGACCCGGTTGAATGGTCAGAGTGCTTCAGCGTCTATGCCGAACTCGATGAACTCACCCACCCCCAGGCTTGAGCCTGTCCAGTTACGCCCTGGGTTGAAAGGAGCCTCAAATGAGAGAACTGGATAGCAGAGAAGTTCTGGTTTACCGCCAGGAGCACGAGTGCGGGATGCACGAAGCAAAACAGGCGGTGCTCAGATCCAACGCTCTCGATGCAATCCGCGAAGCGACCAGCGTGGAAGACTTGAAACCCGTCCTCCTTCTCATCCTCGCAAGCATTCCCGAACTGCAATCCTGAGCCGGTGTTTTTGACGGCCCCAACCACCGAGAAAACCCATGACCGTAACTGAACTCGCCATGAAGATCGACACCCACCTTCACCGCCTAGAAGATGATGCCGGGTGGAACTTCGTCCCCAACTGTGACAGAAAGCGGTTCTGGCACGCCGGGGCGCACCGGGCGGGTCGTTTCGTCATGGTCGCCTACATCTCCTACCAGGCCACATCTTCCTTGACCAAGAATGAAGCCGAAGCCTACCTCGCTTGGCTTGACGCCGGGAACAAAGGACGCCACTACGAGCAGCAGAAAGAAGCCCAGGCGCAGGCATGACCCCCATTCGCGGAGATTGTCCGTTATGTCTGCAAGAACCACCCAAGGTCGGCACCTCAAATACAATATGGACGAGCAATTTCGCCATGATGTTTTATCTCTGCATCGCCATCGCTCTCATCGCCGCTATGTTCCGCAAGTAGCCACGCCAATCATGCCCATCTGCGCTCCCATCCCTTCCTGGAGGACTCCATGAACGCCAACACTGGCACCAAATCCAAGCAGATGCCCTGGCAGACCTTCTGCGACGGCATCGACCACGAAATCGGGAACGTCGCAGACGAGGATTTCGATTTCGAGTCCTTCCGCACCTACTACGACCAGGGCATGACACCGGGAGAGGCGGTCCGCCAGGAACGTCTCGACGCTGGCATCTAGTGTCCAGAAAGGTGAACCATGACCAGTTTCAAATGCAAAGCGTGCGGCGATCAATGGACCGAGGGCGTGACCCGCGACCACCGGGAGGACCAGGAGTGCCGCAACTGTTCCAGGGGGCGGGCGGAGATCCTGACCGCCTTCTACAAGTCATCCATGGACCGTGCCGAAGCCGCAGAACGGACAGTCAAGAGCCTGTCTGAAGAACTGGAGGCTGAGGTGGTCGAGACGGATGCCCTCAAATCCCGGCTGGTGGAATCCAACAACCGGGTCAAGGACAACGAAATCCAGATCACCCGCATGGCAGAGACGATCAGGCGCTACAAGAAAGCCATGGGGCAGATCCATTCCAAGCTGTCCGTCACTCGCGTCCCGAGCCAGAAGTGGGTGAAGACCCTGCACGGCGAATTGTTCGTCATCGCTCATTTTGAACTAGAGGAATAGCCATGCCCAACTTCGATGACACCCTCGCTGCTGGTCTCATTGACCAGGGCTGCTTCTGCCGAATCATGCAGGTGGACCCCGATGGGGATTCCGGCGTCATGCGCGTCACCACTTCGGATGATCGGGTCTACTCCATCCACTTCAACCCCGCCGAATAGGCGAATGTCCAAAACCATGACCCATCACCCGGAGGTATTTTGAATGAGTTGGCTCTTTTCGCGGGCGCTGGTGGAGGCATTCTCGGAGGCAAGATCCTTGGATGGAGAACCGTGTGCGCCGTTGAGCGTGATTCCTACGCTGCACAAGTTCTATCGGCTCGACAAAACGATGGAGCCCTCGAACCTTTCCCGATTTGGTCTGACGTGTGCAGTTTTGACGGAAGGCCATGGCGAGGAATTGTTGACATCATTTCTGGCGGCTTCCCGTGCCAGGACATCAGCGCAGCCGGAAAAGGTGAAGGGATTGACGGGGCCAAGTCTGGTCTCTGGTCTGAATTTGCACGGATCATTGGCCAGGTTCGACCTCGATTCGTCTTCGTGGAAAACTCCTCAATGCTCACTCATCGAGGGCTGGGACGAGTTCTCGGAGACCTGGCCCGCCTGGGGTTCGATGCGGAATGGTGTGTCCTGGGGGCGGACGATGCCGGCGCTCCCCACATCCGAAAACGCATCTGGATTCTTGCCCACGCCAACGGCTACGAACACGAAGGCCAATCACATGCGGAGCGGGGGGAGGCCACCCCGGACCTATCTACCAACACCGATGGCATCGGACTGCGAGGCCCGGGGTGGGCACCGCGGGAACCTCGACACCCTGACCAGCTTCACCAAGGCGTTCCCAACGCCCTGCGCCCGCGACTTCCGCAGCCCAAACCTGAAACCCTACTCCGAGCGGGGGGGGGGGCAAGAAAGGGGAACAACTCGTGAACTTCATCGCGCACTTTCCAATACCCCGAGCCGGGTCCAGCAACGGTGGCGGGACCGGATTAGACGGTGGATCGAATGCCAGGCGAGCTCTGGCACGGGACCACGGGGAGGTCGAAGCGAAAGCCCTTCTTGGTGGGCAGCTGAACCCGCCCTGGGTCGAGTGGCTCATGGGGTGGCCCATCGGGTGGACAGACTTAAAGCAATCGGGAACGGACAGGTTCCAGCAGTGGTCCGACTCGCATTCCAAACCCTCTACCGCCGCCTAGTCGGCTGATGTCCAGG